CACGGACGTTGTCCGTGGTGCGTTGGCAACCGCACTTATCATGACCAGAAGGCAGAAGCATCTGCCGATGAACGAGGAGAAGTAGATAATGTCGATGAATAAAGACCTGTTGGCCCCCAAGGAAATCACACGAGCCGAATTGAAGGCAATGGTGGAGGAATGGGAGGCAGCCGGGAACAAGATTACCCAATGCGCGGATGGTGTTGCTCTGAACTTCAGAACCGCAGAGACCCCCAAGGTACCGCGGCCCAAATCAGTCAAGAAGTTGGTCAAAAAGGCAAAGGACGCCAAACCCAAGCCCATCAAGAAAAAGAAGAAAAAGTAGCACTTGACAAGTACTTGTGAACGTGGTATAATATTCATCATGGAGAACGGTATGTCAACAGGAAAGCGCGGAAAAAACAAGAAGGCCTGGCAAGCAGAGAAATTGTTATTGGTGTTGCTAGATGGCCATGAGGTACCGGTCGGCGAGATCGAAGCCCTCCTCAGTTCGCAGTTAGTCTTTGCAAGAATCTCTACCTATTTCTGGCAACTCAGAAAAGCAGGTGCCGAGATTCGGCGCAACAGGGTCGGTCGCAAGATCGTATCCTATCAACTCCTCAATTCCGAACATATGACCCTCTATGCCCGTGAGCGTGGACTCATTGCACCTCTCCCAGTCGTATTGACCGCAGAAGATTTGATGGTCGCCGCGGGATAATATGAACTTGATTGGTAGAGTTTTCCACAGGCTAACAGTTTTGGAACGCTCTACTAGAATTTCAAGCGGGGCTCCTTACTGGAAGTGCCTCTGTGAATGCGGTAATTATTGTGAGGTGTGGCAGGGTTCATTGACTCGCAAGGCCGGGATATCTCAGAAGAGTTGTGGTTGTTTGAATAAAGAAAATTGTTCCAGGATAAACCGCTTAGAAGGAAATCTAGCAGCAAAAAGAGACATTCTTAGAATCTACAAAAAGAGGGCGGAAACAAAGCGTGTTCCATTTCAGATATCTGAAGAAGAATTCTTTGTTTTACTTCGCTTGCCGTGTCATTACTGTAGAATAGAGCCGTCCACCATTTCTCGTGGCGCGGAGCCATTTACCTTCAATGGCCTTGATAGGAAAAACTGGAAATTGGGGTATACCCTTGATAATGTTGTTACATGTTGCAGGGATTGCAATATGGCAAAGAATACCATACCTTATGACAAATTCCTAGTGTATCTCAAAAGAATTGCAGAATCATGTCGATAAAAATTGTAGCATTAAGTGACACCCACGGCTTCCACAAGAAGCTCACAGTCCCCGATGGGGATATGCTCATTCACGCCGGTGACTGGTCCATGCGGGCCAGGTTGCAGGACGTGGTAGAGTTTGCCAAGTGGTTCAAGGCACAGCCGCACCAATACAAGATCGTGATAGCCGGGAACCACGATTGCTATTGTGAAGGTGAGCGACAGTGGACCAAGGATGAATTTTATCCCGCGGTCTATTTGTGTCACGAAGAAGCGACGATCCACGGGTACAAAGTGTTTGGGTCGCCGTATTCCAGCAGCATCTATGATCCATCGCCCTGGTCCTTTGATTATCCCCCAAAGAGCCCTCGCTCAGAAGCCTTGTGGTCGGGGATTCCTGAGTATACGGATATTCTTATCACGCACGGACCGCCAAAAGGCATTCAGGATTGGGTGCCTGATATCAACCCCGGCGAAGATAACAATGTGGGTGATATCAATTTGACTCGGCATGTGAAGCGAACGCTTCCACGGGTGCACATTTTCGGACACATTCATGAAGGCTATGGTGCCTATACGTCTCCGTTGTTCAGCACTCGATTCTATAATGCGTGTGTCTGTAATCGACAGTACAAGCCTGTGAATCCTATTTTGGAGTTTGAGTTATGAGTGGTTTGAGTGATATTCTGGATCGGGAGTTGAGGAAACTCAAGCCTGACCTCTTTCCTACGCAGGCAAAGAAGGCACCAAAGAAAGTCATACCGGCAGCAAAAAGCATTTCGCTTGGGTATTGCCAAGGCTCGTCTGATAAAGTGTATCACGTACAACTTATCATGTCAGCCAGTGGTGACTTTGATGTGATGTTCCAGTATGGTCGCCGAGGGGGAAGGCTTCAGGAAGGGATCAAGAATCCTCAGCCGTTGTCCTATTCGGAAGCGACCTACATATATGAAGAGTTGATCCGCGAAAAAATGGCGAAAGGCTACAAGGAGATTTAACCATGCCCTTTTATGTTGTCGAGAATAGTGAAACCAAGGTCGTGAGTGACCTTCCTCAGATGTCCTGGGCAGAATTGCAGAAGTTTCTCGGTGACAATCCCACATATACGCAGGTGCTTACTCCTCCGGCGTTCGTCAAGGTGAACTGATGCCAAATTATGACATACTCCACAAGCCAACAGGCGAGGTCAAAGAAATGTTTATGACCATCTTGGAATTGGAAGTATTCCTCAGAGAGAACCCGGAATTTGAAGTCACCTTCCTACAAATGCAGGTTGGAGACCCTGTGCTCTTGGGTGTGCATCGACCCCCTTCAGATTTCACGAATCATGTGCTGGCGCCGATTGAGCGGCACTACAATAGCGGCAAGCAGCGCGAGACCCGATTTGGTCGCAAGGCAAGCCAGGTCTAATGGCATGGCACCACATTATTCCGCGCCATGAGTGGAGAGAAAGATTCGGTAATCTGGAAGGGTTCAACCATTCCGAAAATCGTGTCCAATTGACAACAGAACAACATGCTCAGGTGCATCTGCACTATTTCAATGAGATTACTCATATTGAATACGACAGAATTGCAGGTCTGGCGATTACAAAACAAATTGGGAAAGAAGAAATACAAAGGGCTCTTGGACGCATAGTTGGATTGTCAAGCAGAGGTAAGAAGCATACAGACAAACAAAATCAGCAGAAGTCCGAAAGACAACGAGGCCGTGTGGGGAATAGAAAAGGGTCTGTGGCTACCGAAGAAACGAAGCGTAAAATGTCAGAGTCCCTGCGGGGGCACAAAGGATACATACCAACTTTAGAGCAGCGTAGGATTAGGTCAGAGCGGCAAAGAGGCAAGAAACGCGGAGGTCCAAAAGAAAATGTCATTTGAGTATGTGAAAATTCCAGGTCTGGATTATCACCTACCGGCGGTAACCACTGATGCCGGACGTTGGTATAAGACTCCTGATGGTGAAAGATACCCCTCGGCTTCTTCTGTCGCCGGTATTCTTAATCGTGAAGCCATTGCGAAGTGGCGGGCCCGCGTGGGTGTAGAAGAAGCCGACAGGAAAACCAAAAAAGGCGCCGACCGTGGAACCTACATCCACTTGCTATGTGAACGATTTTTATTAGGCACCATGACCCTGCAAGATCGTTTGGGTATGATGCCATTCATGAAGGAATTGTTCCTTCAACTCAAAAAACTCTTCGATCTGCATATTTCCAAAATCTATTGCATTGAACAGGCCCTCTATTCAGATCGGTTACGAATCGCAGGTCGCTGTGATGCCATCGTCGTATGGGATGGGATTCCGGTGATTCTGGATATTAAGACCGCGGGCTACATCAAGCCTGAAGCCTGGATTCAGAATTATTTTGTACAAACCACTGCGTATGCGGAAATGTTTGAGGAACGCACGGGCATTCCAATCAACCATGTGGTGCTCGCCACGGCTGTTGAAGGTGAATTGCATGGCACGATCACGATGAAGAAGAAGGACGAATATCTGCCTGTATTGGATGCGTGTATTGCCACATATTACATGGAGCAAGAGGCAGTCGCACCACTAGAACCAATCTAATGAAAAAGATACTCTACACAATCGCCCTGAGTATAGGACTGTTATTCGCCCCTTCCTTCTCGGAGGAGAATGCGGTCTTGGTGGACCTGTCACGCACTCAATTGGTGGAGCGTGACTACCATGTTACCAAGACGCTCCGCGAGGAGAAGTGTTTGACCGAAGTCATTTATTACGAAGCCGGTAACCAGTCTGAAATCGGCAAGGAAGCCGTGGCCCTCGTCGTCATGAACCGCGTGGGGCAAAAACACAGACCCAAGACGGTCTGTGGTGTGATTGCTCAAGCGCATGTGGTCGAGGACCGGAAGATTTGTCAGTTCTCATTCTGGTGTGGAGCCAAATACAAGCCGAACAAGGTCGCCTGGGAAGAGTCTCAGAAAATCGCTCGGCGTGTCTTGCGAGGATACGTCCGCAAGGAGTTGTCAGATATGAATGGCGTTTTATTTTATCACGCCGCATATGTTAGACCTGGCTGGGCAAAGCATAAAGAGCGTGTTGTGCGGATAGGGGATCATATATTCTATAGAGAACCTCATGTTCAAAATTTATCAAGTGGTAAATAAGATCAACAGAAAATCCTATATTGGATTTACAACCAGGGATGTGGAAATTCGTTTGGATGAGCATAACTATGCTGCCATAACCAATGCCAAGCAGGCCCTACCTCGTGCCATTAGGAAATATGGGGTTGATAATTTTTCGGTTGGAATTTTAGAAGAGGGCTGGGACCCTAAGATCGGAAAGGATATTCGGGAACCATATTGGATATCTGTTCTAAAGCCCGAATACAATCAAACGGCGGGCGGTGACGGATGCTTGGGGTACAAATGGACTAAGGAATATCGTCGAATTAAGGTCCGCGAGGTAACTGGCAATCAAAATGCTAAGGGCAAAAAGCATAGTATGAGACAAAATCAAAGACAGTCCGAATATATGAAAAAGACTCCAATGCGGATGTTTGTGTGCCCCCATTGTTGTGTGACGGGTAACATGGTCATAAAACGCTACCACTTTGATAGATGTAAAAGGCTATTGACAATCAATGGAAAGTAGTGTATAATCATGAATGACCGAGTAATGAACTGGGCGTTTTATGTCATCCTGACCGTGATGTGTGTGGTGTCTTTTGTCGCCACATGGAAGTTGATGGAATTTATCTTTGGAGGTGTATTATGGCAGTGAAAGTAGCATTTGCAGAAAATTTGACCGAGGATCAACGTGGCCGACTCACCAAGGCACTCAAGGATGCTTCGGATAGTCACATTCGCCAGGAAGCGGAGTCTGAATATCTTCGTGAAGTGATAAAGAAAATCTCCGAAGATTTGAAGATTCCAAAGAAGCTGGTAAATGCGCTGGCAAAAGTCTACCACAAGCAGAATTTCGATGAAGTGGTCGCCGAGCATGAGCAATTTGAAAAGCTCTACAAGACTGTGGTGAAGTAGTGGGCAGCATTAGCCCCGCTGAGGTGATAAAAACAATCGAGCAGTTGGTGGCGATGCTAACCATTTTGAAGGCAGACCTTCAGAGGCTCATTCCTCCCACCAAGCAAGGCCCCCATGCCAACTAAAGAAGAGATTCAAAACTTTAGTCTGATGCTCCGTGAGTACGCTGCACACAAGAAGATGGGGCTATGGGAAGCTCTTTGCTTGTATTGCGACACGACCAACATGGAGTCGGAAGTCGCGGCCAGCTTACTCACCAAGGCAGTTTTGGCCGATCTGACTGTTGAGACACAGGATATGAACCTTCTTAGGGTGCGCGGGAAGAAGGCAGGTCGCCTCCCGATCTAGACGGCTCTGTAGCCTTTATGAGAACGAAAGCCGTATTGGTGATGGTGGACTGCTCGCATATAGTTACGATCAAGGTTATTATCTCTGCAAAAATTTGCTAGGTTATGAATAATGATTACACCCCCGGTGGGGTCAATGAATTTCCAGGTTTTCGATCCTGCATCCACATGTTCCTGTGATTGTTTTCTTCCTCTGAGAGCCAGACTTAGTGATCTTTTTGTTTTTTCGGAAGTCGGTATTCCAGAGCGGTTTTTGTTTCCCATATGTGCCGCGCTCATCTTTTGTCGTGCAAGGGTTGTATGTCGTATCATTTTCTTCCCATTGGCTCTGGAGATTTCTCTCAAAAGTTCTCTTTTCCCCACTTGTCCAGACAGCGCCCTATACGCTCTCTGGTCATTGAGTGAACCTTCCTTGCCGTATCGCAGATGAACTTCGATATGTTGATGTAGATATAGGTCTACCAAGTTGTCAGGTGCATTCGCACCTTTGAGGTCCCCGAATCGTTTCTTCCATTCATGTTTTGGAATAATGTGGTGTATCATGGGTAGTATTTATGCTTTCGGGATTTGAAGCCTGTAGGCTGTACATGTCTCTCAAGTTGCACTTCACACCCGGGTTAACCTATGATTTTTTCAAGTATCAGGGAAAAGTCAAATGGCTGACTCCTGTGATGTTTGAAGTTCGCAAGGACCGTTGGTTTTTTCACAAACTCAGTAAACTATACTCCGATCCTGACCAATGTGCGTTTTTCCTCGCATCCAATTTCTTTGGAGGCAACACGACCTGGGTCCGCGATCTGCTTGGCGAAGAAGCCAAGTCCGTCTATCTCGAAAAACTGCGAGTCAAAGAATCATTAGAGTATTTGGTGTGGAACGATGTCGATGCCATGCTACCCGATTTCAAAGACTACCTCACGGTGCGTGATGGTGAAAATCCTATGCTATTGAATATGGCGTATCAGGGGGAAGTGGAGAAGGAGACGCTGGTGGCCCTGAATGCTGTGATAGGTTTCCTGCCGATTTGGGAGAAGAAAATCACAGACACCATTCTGTTTCCTACATTCAAACACAAGTGCCTGGCGTATGAACCTTTTCTCGGTATCGACAAAAAGAAATTGCGCGAAACGCTCAAAATGAGATTGACAAATACCTAAATAAGTGTTACAATGGTCCGTATATTGGTTCCATTGGAACACACATTATCCCAACACAGGAGGTTTATATGTCAAGTCCCCTCAGTTTCTCTGCCCTCAAGCGTTCACGCGGATCGGTAGAACAACTCACCAAAGCCATTCAAGCTTCAACCCAAGCCAAGAAAGAAGATGATCGTTTTTGGGAATTGTCGGTGGACAAAGCCGGAAACGGCCATGCGGTCCTTCGTTTTCTTCCAGCACCGCCCCAAGATGGGGAGGACGGACTTCCCTGGGTCAGAACATTCTCACACGCATTCAAGGGACCAGGTGGCTGGTTGATTGATTTGTGTTCGACCACATTGGACCAGAAGTGCCCAGTGTGTGAATCCAATACGCTGTTGTGGAATTCAGGTATCGAGGCGAACAAAGGTGTTGCACGAGACCGCAAGCGCAAGCTTTCTTACACCGCGAACATCCTCGTGGTCGCTGATCCTTCTAAGCCTGAGAACGAAGGCAAGGTCAAGCTGTTCAAGTTTGGCAAGAAGATTTTCGATAAAGTGTTCGAGAAGATGCACCCAGACCCAGCATTTGGGGAAGCCGCGATCAACCCCTTCGATTTGTGGGAAGGTGCAAATTTCAAACTCAGGGCCCGCAAGGTGGCTGATTATCGTAACTACGATTCCAGTGAATTCGCGGTTCAGAGTGCCGTTAGTACCGATGAAGCCAAGTTGGAGGAGATTTGGAAGTCTGAACATTCGTTGGTAGAGATTGTAGCTGTCAAGAATTTCAAGACTTACGAACAGACCAAGAGCCGCTTGGGTAAGGTATTAGGGACGGCTGTGGTGACGGCGAGTGCCGACCAAGCAGGTTCCCAGTCTTTTGAGGACGCCGATGCAGGTATTGTGTCAGCCGGCGCACCAGAGGTTGGTGCATCGGTTACAATCGATACCGATGATGGTGACCCAGAGGATATGAAGTTTTTTGAAAAATTAGTCGAAAACGACTAAAAGCGTTCAAAATTGAACACTTAGGGCGCCGTGGGGTTTTCATCCTCTGCGGCGCCCTTTTTTATGCCCCAAAACCGTCACAAACGGCCCAGGACGGGTTATTATTGGTGGGGTGACTGAGGATATAGGTCCGGTTAGGAAGGGGCAAAATCTCTGTCTAGCGAGCGGAGATAGCTACTTTCCCCACTTCGCGGATCGGGCATGGTTTGCTGTAAATTTGTGACGCTGGAATTGTTGTTTTTTATGTTATTGATGATGGTTGCCGCGCCTCCGGACCCTCCCTGGGGAGTCATGGCGGCATTTCTCTGTAATTCTTGTGCTTGTGAGAGCACAGCACCGGTTTGTGACTGAGTCGCCGTCAATTCGGTGGGGGTCGAAACAGTGCCCGTCGCGCCCATAATATCGGGAGTCTCTTCAGTACCCATAGCAGGAACACCCTCGGCTACCGCAGTTGGCCCTGCTGTTTTCTCTTTATCTGCTTGTGGTGAGAGATAGTCGGCTACATAATCCTTTGCGCCCTCGACCAACTCAGGCATTCGTTCTTTTACCAGCGGATCAGTCAGAGGCTCAAGACCATAGATGGCTTTGTAGGCTTGATTGGCAATTGTTGCGGCCATCCCTGTTGCAAAAATCGCCGCGGAACCAGCACCAGGAGCGAGCAAAGCAGGAACACTTCCCAACCCCATTGCGGCATCAATGGCGGCTTGTGTGTAGTCTCCATCATACAAATTCTTGAGCGCAAACCCTATACCCACAAGAGGGAGAGCTTTGGCGGCACCCTTGAGTAATCCTCCGCCGAGAACTTTTGGGCCCGCTTCTTTGATGGCTTGTTTGATGGCCGATCCACTCACAGCCTTCGCTACTGCGGGTGCGGATTTGGCGGCAACCGCACCTGCTGCTTTTGCTGCGCCTCCCGCCACTGCTGGTGCACTCCCGGCAGCCGCGGCGCCCGTTGCCGCGATTTTACTGCCAATACCAAGGGCGCTCTTGATGGCGCTCCCTGCACCCTTCGCCGCTTCCAACCCCTTTGAAGCAAGCCCACTAACCCCAGTAATCCTGCTGATAAATTTCACAAGTGTCATAAGACCGTCAAA